GTATTGTTACTTATAGATTTGCTTATAATACAGCAGGTGATTTTGTAGACTTAAAAGGTATAAGAGGAGAGTTGGGTCAGTCCTCAGGTTTAAATATATCTGCATTTAGTAAACCAGAAATAGTAGATGGAGATGCTGCTAATTTAAGACTTGCAGGAACAGAGGACTCTGCTTTAGTAAAAGTAGGAGCTGTAATGTTTAATCAAGGAGCTGCTTTGTATTTCTCAAGTACAGCATTTACATCTCAGCCTACAGGCTCTACAGATATAGCTCTTTCATTATACACTAACAATACAGGTATCTCAGGTAGTGATTATGGTTTATTTGATTCTACAAATAGTGTAGGTATTGCAGTTTATACAAGTAGCTCTTTAGATGGTTTGTTAGCTAACATACCTGTATCAGATGCAAGTGTACTAAATCAAAAGTTAGCAAATGGTTTCTATACTACAAATGGAAACACCAAACAATTTAAAATAGAAGAAGGAGTAATACAACAGGTATTAGATATTTAAAAATACAACAAACTCTAAATAATTTAATTATATATAAAAGCATAAAGTATGAAACCCTCAGTACAAAAGATAATAAATAAACTTCCAAAAGAAAAGGTAGACTTAGCGACTCAAAAGGTAGACTTAACAAATCCTGACAGAGCAATACAAAATTTTAAAGATGAGTCAAGAAAACTTGTTCAGGCAGAAAAGAGTCTAAGAGATGCACAAACTACTGCTATAAATGTACGTAGAAGATTAGATGATATTATTGATGAATTAGAAGCAAGTGTTAAAGGTATTGATAGCTTATTAAGAGGTCAAAACAAAGATTTTTTAGACCCTTCTATGATTAAAGAATTGCAAAGACAAGAAAGAGAAATAAAACTTTCATTTTCTCAAGCAAGGGGTAGAAGAATGAGGGCAAAAGATATAGATGAGGCAGTCCGTAAAGCACTAAATTAAGAGAAAAATCTAACAAAAAATTAATTATTTATTATATATGTATGAAAGCACTTGATATTATAAACAAAGTAAAAGACCTTGTTGGAGTGGAACTCCAAGAGGAAGTAAAATTAGCTCAAGCTACTTTAGAAAATGGAACTGTGATAGAGGCAGAAAACTTTAGTGAAGGTAATGAGGTATTCATTGTAACAGAAGATGACAAGGTAAAAATGCCTGTCGGAGAATACCAGCTCGAAGATGGAGAAATTTTAAGTATAAAGGTAGAAGGAGTTATAGACTCAGTAGGTGCAAAAGAAGAAGAAGAAAAAGAAGAAGCCTCTGAGGAATTGACAGAAGAACCTAAAGAAGATGTTGAAGAACAAAACTTAGAGGAGGAAAAAGAAGAAATGAAATATGCAACTAAGACTGAGCTTGAAGAAGTAAAGAAATTAGTTGAGGAAGTCAAAGAGATGGTAAAAGGAATGGACACTAAAAAAGAAGAAAAAATGTCTGCTGTTCAAGAACCGCCTCAAAAGGTTACTCACTCACCTGAAAACGAAGTGAAAAAAGAAAGAACTCTCTTAGAAAGAAAAAGAGAAGAAACTACTTATGATAGAGTTCTAAGAAGAATTAATAATTTATAATAAAATGAAAAGAAAAGTAAATTTAAGTACAACAACTTCTTTAACCACTACTTATGCTGGTGAGTTTGCAGGACAATATATTAGTGCTGCTTTGCTTTCAGGTAAGACTTTGGGAGAAGAACTTATTACAATCAAGCCTAATATTGCTTTGAAAGAAGTAATAAAAAAGGTTTCAACTAATGACATTGTAAAAGATGCAAGTTGTGATTTTGACCCAACTTCAACTATTACATTGACTGAAAGAATTTTACAGCCAGAGGAGTTTCAAGTAAACCTACAACTTTGTGTAAAAGATTTTATTGGAGATTGGGAAGCTGCTCAAATGGGAGTTAGTCCAATGAGTAGAAGTTTACCTCCTAAATTCTCAGATTTCTTAATTGCTCATGCTGCTGATAAAGTAGCTCAAAAAATAGAGCAGAATATTTGGAATGGTACAAATGCAAATGCAGGAGAATTTGATGGTTTCAAAACAACACTACTTGCAGATGCAGATGTAGTTGATGTTTCAGGAACAAGCTCTACAGCTTCAAACATTATTACAGAATTAGGTAAAATTGCTGATGCAATTCCTTCTGCTGTTTATGGTAATGAAGATGTTATTATATATCTTCCAAGCAATATGTATAGAAACTATATCCGTAGTTTAGGCGGTTTCGGCAGCTCTGGCTTAGGTGCAGCAGGATATGAGAACAGAGGAAACAACCAAGACATTCAACCTGCCTTCTTTGATGGTATCAAGGTTGTTAATGTAAGTGGTTTAGCAAGTGATACAGCAGTAGCTGCTCAGAAAAGCAACCTTTTCTTTGGTTCTGGCTTACTCTCTGATAATCAGGAAGTTAAGGTCATTGACATGAGAGACATTGATGGAAGCCAAAATGTAAGAGTAGTAATGCGATTTACAGCAGGTATTCAGCATGGAATTGGTTCTGACATTGTATTATATTCATAATTTTTAAAATATAGATAGATGAGCACAACAATAACACATAGTAATGATGTCGAAAGACAAGTCGAAAAGTACCAAGCTATTACCATTGGAGAAACATACACAATGGCAGATAGTGGTAAGACAATTAAAGTATCTGGTACAGGTGGAACAGTAACACTTCCAGCTCCAACAGAAGGATTTAACATTAGATTTGTAACAACAGGAGGACTAACTTCTGCTAATACTGTAATCGCAGGAGGAACTGCTGATGTAATGGAAGGTTCTATCATTGTTGCAGGAGCTGTAGTAGATGTAGATGCTGCTGACCAACTGAACTTTGTACATACTGCTGACAACTTAGGAGACTTTGTAGAGATTACCTCTGATGGGTCAAACTATTTTGTTTTTGGTAATGCACTTGAGTCAGGAGGTATTACAGCAACAGGATAATTATAACAGATAGCTGAAACGCTACCTAATAAATTCAATAAATTATGGCTTGTACGTTAAGTGTAGGTAGAAAAGTACCATGTAAAGATGTAGTTGGTGGAATTAAAGGAGTATACTTTTTTGACTTTGGTTCTATTACAGCAGCTTTTGATAGTACAGATACAGATGTAGTTGAAGATTTAGGTGTAGTTACCTGTTTTAATTATGAAGTAAAAGGCAATAGTAGTTTTGAACAGGCTATTACAAGTTCAAGGGAAAACGGAACAACTTTTTATGAGCAAACTCTTAATTTGACTCTTACAAAGCTAACTGTCCAAGACCACAAAGAACTTAGAATTTTGTCTGTAGCAAGACCTCATGTAGTAATAGAGGATTATAATGGAAATGCTTTCATTATGGGTCTTGAGCATGGAGCAGATGTTTCTGGAGGGACTATTGTAACAGGAGCTGCTATGGGAGACCTAAGTGGTTATACTCTTACGCTAACAGCTCAAGAGCTAAAACCTGCTAACTTCTTAGAAGGAGCAACTGCTGCAAATCCGTTTGCTGGAATGACTAATACTGTAACAATTACAGAAGGTACTAACACCTAATAAACCTTAGAGTAATTAAGAGGGGAGGCATTTGTCTCCCTTTTTTTTTATAACAAAATCAAAACTCTTTTATTATATATATATGATTATTTTACAAGAGAGTGGTTCAGCTCAGAACATAGATTTTATTCCAAGAAGTTTTGTAAGTGGAGGTAGCTATGTAGTTACGATAGATGATGAGCAAACAGGTAAAAACATACACAATGCTACTACTACCAGCATTACAGAAGTTTTGTACTTTAATAGATATAACGCTACCTTTACTACAAAACAAGATAACTTTTATGTCTTAACAATTAAGTCAAGTAGTGATGTAATATTTAAAGACAGAATATTCTGCACAAACCAGACTGATTACTCTATTAACAATGGAGAGTATCAACAGACAGAAAGTAATAATGATTTTATATTTGCATAAATGGAAAACGTACATTTAATAAACCTTTCAAGCTATAATAGACCTGAGGTAGTAGAGGACAAGAAAAAAGAGTATGTAGCCTATGGAGAAGATAACAACTACTATCAATACCTAATAGACAACTTTATAAACTCTACTACAAACAATGCTACAATAAATGGTATTGCTCAGCTTATTTATGGCAAAGGTATAGATGCCTTAGATAGCTCCACAAAGACAGAGGAGTATGCAGCTTTAAAATCTATATTTAACAATGAGTGCCTTAGAAAGATATGCTTAGATTTAAAACTTTTAGGAGAGGCATCATTCCAGGTTATCTACCAAAACAACAAAGTAGTAAAAGCAGAACACTTTCCAAGACAAACCCTAAGACCTGAGAAGATGATAGATGGAGACATAAGAGCTTATTACTATTCTCCTGATTGGGCAAACATGAAAAAGTCAGACAAGCCTGAAAGAATTGCAGCTTTTGGTTTTGGAAATCAAACAGAACCAGAGATTAAAATAGTTAAGAGATATGTTTCAGGCTATGATTATATATGTCCACCTGACTACGCTGGTTCTTTAGCCTATGCAGAGCTTGAGAGTCAAATATCAGACTATCTAATTAATGATGTTCAATGCGGCTTCTCTGGCACAAAGGTTATAAATTTTAATGCAGGTATACCTGAGAGACAGAAGCAGTTAGAAATCAAAAATGATGTAATGAGAAAGCTAACAGGGTCAATGGGAGAAAAGGTCATTGTAGCTTTTAACAATAATGCTGAGAGTAAAACTACTATTGATGATGTACCTTTAAATGATGCTCCTGCTCACTATGAGTATTTATCTTCTGAGGCAGCAAGGAAAATAATGGTAGGTCATAGAGTAACTTCTCCACTTCTTTTAGGTATTAGAGATGACAACAATGGTCTTGGAAATAATGCAGATGAGATTAGAACAGCTTCTTTGCTGTTTCAAAACACTACTATTAGACCATATCAGGACCTTATAGTGGACTGTATGGATGCTATTCTTGCAGTTAATGATATTAGTCTAAAATTATATTTTGTTACGTTACAGCCTCTTGAATTTATTGATACAGAAAATGCAGTAACTAAAGAAGCTAAGGAAGAAGAAACAGGAGTTAAACTTGCAGCAGTTCCTACAGATGTAGCAGATGCACTTATAGACTTAGGAGAAGATGAAGATTTAGAAAATTGGGAGCTGGTAGATGAAAGAGAGGTAGATTATGACCAAGAGGAAACACTTGATAAAATGATAGGACTTGCCTCTACAGGTAGTGCAAGACCAAATGCTAAAAGTGAACAAGATAAAGATATAGGAGACTTAAGATTCAAAGTTAGGTATCAATATGCACCTCTTAGAAGTGATAGTGAAAGCAGAGACTTCTGTGTAAAAATGGCAGCAGCAGGTAAAATCTATAGAAAAGAAGATATTATCTCAATGGAAAATAAAGTAGTCAATGCAGGATGGGGTCCAAATGGAGCTAATACTTATTCTATTTGGTTTTACAAAGGAGGAGGGTCATGTAGACACTTTTGGATGAGAAAAACTTATATGGCTAAAGGAGTTAATCCAGATGCTAAAAATCCAAGAGCAGAGGTTTCAGTTAATGAAGCTAAAGCAGAAGGTTTAAAACCTGTAAAAAATGACTCTAAAGTAGCTAAAAGAACAAGAGACCAAGTGAACAGAGGTTTTTTACAACCAAAGAATTTTAAAACACCAAGAAGTAAAGGAGTATAGATATGGCAACAGGATTAATGATTTCTCGTAAAGATATAGTCAAGTTCACTTCTTTGAATGGTAACATTGACACCGATAAGTTTATACAATACATTCTTATAGCTCAAGAGACCCATATACAGAACTATCTTGGTTCAAAACTATATGATAAAATAAAAACAGACATTGAGGGTTCTTCTCTTACAGGTAATTATTTGACATTAGTAAATACCTATATAAAACCAATGCTCTGTCATTGGGGACTTGTAGAGTTCCTTCCTTATGCAGCTTATACAATATCTAACAAAGGTATATTTAAACACAACTCTGAAAATGCAATAAACGCTGATAAGAATGAAGTAGACTTCTTAATAGAAAAAGAAAGAAATATAGCTCAGTATTATACAGATAGATTTGTAGACTTTATGAGTTTTGAAGCTCCAAGCAAATATCCTGAGTATTTTACTAATAATAATGATGATGTTTTTCCTGACAAAAACAGTTATGGATTTTCTGGATGGGTACTGTAAAGAGTTATAAAAATAAAGATAAGAATATACAAAAGCTTAAAGAGTTTTTGAAAAAAGGATATATAACAAAAAAAGAAAAAAAGTATTATTAATATATGGCAAATACAATAAATTGGGGAAAGGTATATTGTGAGATGGTTACAAATAAAACTTGGGGAGACGAGGTTTATACCACAAATGCAATAAATGACCTATCAGCTCCAAGTTGTTGGACCACATTTACAATAAGTGCAGACACAACTTTGTATAGTGCCGATACAACAAGTTTAACAGCAGATGTACAATTTATTTAATTATGGCAAAGACAAACGTAAATACAGGGAGTAGTGCAAATGATGGTACAGGAGACCCTTTAAGAACAGCTTTTACAAGCATAAATTCTAACACAGATGAGATATACTCCTTGTTTGGTAATGGAAGCACACTTGCAATTAGTGGAGATGCTTCTGTTTCAGGAGGAGCTTTAACTATTGCTAATGATGCAGTAGAACACGCTATGCTTGAACCAAGATACACTGCAAAAGCAACAAGCACAGGTACAGGTAGTCAAAATTTAGATGCTTCTACTGCTACTACTTTCCTTCTTACAGGTAATGTAGCAACAGCTACTCTTACAATACAAAACATGAAGCTTGGTCAGGTTATTGACATTGTACTTTCTGGAACTCTAAGTAGTGCTGCAATAACACTTGCAACTAATTTTACAAGTGCTACAATAAATAAGGTAGGAAGTACAGACTTAGATACCTCTGCTACTAATGTTATTCAAGTTGTATGTATTGATGATACAGATTCAGCAGCTATTATAAACTATTCTATAAACACCTTTGCAGCAGATACAACACCATAATTATGAAAGCAAGAGAAACAAAAAACGGAATTACTACTTATCCTATATTACCTTCTACTTGGAATGGTAAGAAAGGACATTATATAAACTTTAGAAATGCAGATAAAAAGACATTAGAGTCAGAAGGGTTTTATGATGTAGTACAGCCTTCTTACAATCCACAAACTCAAAACATAGGTGCTATAGAGTGGGATAAGAAAAAGAAAATCTTTACTCGCAAAGTAACAGACATAGATTTCTCTGCAACTTATGAAGTAGTAGATGAAGAAAATAAAAAAACAGGAGAAGTAAAAAATGTTTATGATGTTGACACTAAAAAAGCAGACTTAATAAAAGACTTAAAATCAAAAGCTAATAAATTATTATCACCAACAGATTGGCAAGTAGTAAGAAAAGCAGAAAGAGATATTGCTATTGATGATGATGTCAAAGAAGAAAGAGCAAAAATATTAGCTGAATATGATAAAAAGAAAAAAGAGGTAAATGCTAAAAAGAAATATGGAACTCTTTTAAGTTATGATACTACTTTTTTCCCTGTAAAACTTGACTAATGAGTTTAGGAAAAAGATTATTTACAGAAGGAGCAGCAGCTTGTCTTACTGAAAACGTAAACCCATTTACAGGAACTTCTTCCGATAATGGAAAGGCATTATATAGTTTAGATTTTGATGCAAGTGATACATCAGGTGTATATAATGGCACACCTGTTGATGTAGATTTTGGAGTAAGCGGTAAAACACTCTTCGGAGCAAGATTTAATGGTTCTACTTCTTATATAGATTTACCTGTAAATAGTGCTTTAACAAAAGCAAATGATTTTAGTTGGTCTTTGTGGTTTAATTTAAGAAGTACAACATTAAATGACAACCAAACATTATTTGCTAACAACAGTACAAGTACTGCAAGATACTTTGTTATGTTTAATAACTCAACTCTTGGAAGTATTAGATTTAATGGGAATGGTGGTGGTAATCATCATTCAGCAGCGGGATTAGTTACTGCAGGTACTTGGTTTCATTTAGCTGTAAGTAAATCATCTACAGCAGGACTCATAGTATATTTAAATGGTGTAGCTGTAATAACTGAAACTGGAGAAACTGGTGACTATACTAACGGAACTCAAGCTAATAGCAAAAATGTTTTAGGTGGTTATTATGTGCTTAACGCTTTACAAACCTCTTTTGCTTTAAAGGGAAAAATAGACCAAGTAAGAATATTCTCTAAAGCATTATCAAGTAGTGAAGTATCTACTTTGTACAATAGTGGAAACGGAGAAACTGCGTGTGTCCATACATCTACAACTGATAACAATGATTTCCCTGTTACAAATACTGCTTATTACAAATTAGACAATTCAGCAGAGGATTCTAAAGGAACAAATGATGGAACAGAAACAGATATAGAATATCGTTTTGGTCGCTATGGTCAAGCTGCGGTGTTTAATGGAAGTAGTAGTAAAATAGAAGTTTCAGACCCTGTTATACCTGTTGGTGCAACATCTTTATCTTTTTGGTTTAATAATGACAATACTGCTGGTTCGCTTTCAGGTGGAGAAACTCACTACATTTTAGGGAGTGGTGTTTCAAGTTCAAGCAAAGGTTTGACAGCAGGGTTTTTTGAACAAAAGTTTTTTGCTGTAGTTAATAACGCTGCAAGTTCAAGTTCTTTAACAGGCACAACTTTATTTAGTAAAACAAATTGGCATCATTGTGTGGTAACTTGGGATGGAACGACAGGCTCAAATAAGTTAAAAATATATGTAAACGGAAATTTAGAAATTCAAGGCACTTCAAGTATTGCTGCTTCAACTATTTCAAGTTATACTAACTTTGCTATTGGTGGCACACTTAGTAGTGGCTTTATAGGTGGTAGAGTTGACCAAGTACGCATATTTTCAACCGCATTATCGAGTTCTCAAGTAACAGAACTTTACAATGAAAAACCTGAAACAGATACATCTGACTTTAAAACTGTATTATATGAAGGAACAGGTGCAACCCAATATATTTCTAATGTAGGTATGGACTTAGAAACAAGTGGCGGTTTGGTTTGGATAAAAAATAGAGATGTATCAGACCATCATGTTTTATTTGATAGTGTAAGGGGTGCAACAAAATACATAATGAGTTCATTTCCAAATAGTCAAGAGTCTACTGATTCTGCAACTTTAACATCTTTTGAAAAAAATGGATTCTTTTTAGGTGCTGATGGTACAACAGGAGGTGCAGCAAATGGAAATAATGAGTCTTTAGTGGCTTGGGTTTGGAAAGGTGGCGGTGCGGCAGTTTCAAATGGTAATGGGAGTATTACAAGTTCTGTAAGTGCAAATACTGCTGCTGGATTTAGTATAGTATCTTGGACAGGTAATGGAACAGGTGCAACTATTGGACACGGACTTAGTGCTAAACCTGAACTTATACTTATAAAAGCAAGAACAAGGACAAATAATTGGGGTGTATATGCAGAGGCAATTACGGCAGAGAACTTTTTAGTTTTAAATAGTACTGCTGCTCAAGGAGATTCATCAACAGCTTTTAATGACACAGAGCCAACAAGTTCTGTTTTTACAGTAGGTTCTTCTCTTTCTTTTAATAATTCAGGTACAATGATAGCATATTGTTTTCACTCTGTAAGCGGATATAGTAAAATAGGTACCTATGATGGAACAGGTTCATCAGTTAATAATAGAATATATACAACTGATGATGGAAATTCTACAGGCTCAAATGGTTTTAAACCAAGTTGGATTTTAATTAAAAATGCAGATGGTTCTTATGGTTGGGGTATTATTGATAATAGAAGATTAGCATCAGATGGAGATGTAAGGACATTATTTGCCAATAGTAATGGTGTTGAAGCGGATATATCTGGTAATATTATTTTTAATGATGACGGTTTTACAATACAAAACTATGGTGCTGGTTGGGCAAATCTTTCAAATGGGGACACCTATTTATATTACGCAATTAAATAATGGATGATTCAATGAAGATTTTTTCAACCTATGCTGCAAGTCTCTTTGCTTTAGTTTTTAGTATAAGTGATATAAATTCTTTGCTTCAATTCTTAGTATTATTAGCAACGCTTGTTTATACTGTACTTAACATATATAAATCTTTTAAGAAATGAAAATTACAAATGGTGCTGCTAAAGACATAAGACATTTTGCAGGGTCGCTTTTGGTATTTTTTTTAGTTGTTATAATACTTTTTTATCTTACAAAGTATTCAATACCAAATGAAAATGCACAAATAGTAAATACACTAATTGGAATGATAGCTGCTTCTATTGCTATGGTTATTGCAAGTATTACAGGAAGAAACCCTGATGACCTTGAAGCTGCTAAGAAAAAAATTAGTAATTTAGAAATGAAAATAGAAATGCTTGTAAGTGCTAAGGATATGCTTGAAGGTATGCTTATTAAATTACAAGATGATACAATAGATAGACTACTATTAAAAAATACACTTGCCTATGATGACTGTAAGTCAGGAAAATGCGGATGTAAAAACGAATGTACAAATGAGTCTTAAATATTTTAGATATGAAGAATTTGACTCTCCAGATTTGCCTAACTCTGGTGCTGCTAATATGGATAACAACTTTCTTTCAATGCTCGATAATGCAAGGGGGATTGCTGGTATACCCTTCAAAATTTCTTCTGGATTCAGAACAGATAATTACAATCAATCTCTTAGTGCAAGAGGATATTCAGCGAGTCCAAACTCAAGCCATCTTAAAGGAGAGGCAGCAGATATTGTCTGCAAAAGCTCAAAAGATAGATGGACTATCATTACAGCACTCCAAGAGGCTGGATTCCGTAGATTGGGAATTAGCTCCTCATTTATTCACGTGGACTCAAGCGACTTATGGAAACCCTCGCCTGTTATATGGACTTACTAAAACTGATACAGTAGGAAGCACTATAAATGATTAAAACATTACTTAGTTTACTTACAGGAAGGAACAGAGAAAAGTCAGCTCTTGGAGGTCTTGCAATAGAACTCAGAGAAGCTATAAAAGGAAAAGAACTTGACCCAAATGCAATACTTGAAATCCAAGCTAAAATCAATGAAATTGAAGCACAACATAGAAACTTATTTGTTAGTGGTTGGCGTCCTTCTGTTGGTTGGGTATGCTCTCTTGCATTTGCTTATCATTTTGTTGCCTTTCCAATTATTAAAACTATATATCCAGATACTGAATTTCCTGTATTAGAAACAGAACCTTTATTTACAGTTCTAATGGGTATGTTAGGCTTAGGTGGTTTAAGGACCTATGAAAAAATAAAAGACAAAGCAAAATGATTTGTCCTCATTGTGTATTAGTGGTATTAAGTTTAATTTATTTTACTTTTAGATAATGGCAAGACAAGCAACTTTCGTTTTTAGAGAGAAAAAAAAAATAAAAAGAAAGGGTAGACATTCAAAAAAAGCATCTCTACTTAAAAATTCAAAGACCTACAAGAAGCTCTATAGAGGGCAAGGCAGATAATTTTTAGAAATTATGAACAATATTTTACATCTTAAAAAAATTCCTTCTACCTTTGGTGGGTTAGTGGGATATATGTCTAACTTAATAATTAATTATAAAATGGAAGATACCACTATCAGAGATTTATCTGACAAAATCATTAAAGATTTTGGCAAAACAATTAAAGAAAAAACAGATATTTTGTTAATGCTTGATGCTACAATGTATACAAACTTAGGAATTGATTCAACTAAAGGAGAAAAGACTAAAGTAAAATCTGATAGTAAGTATATTTATAAACAAATTAAAAGTATGGATGAGTCTTTAGGTAAGTCTCTACTTTTTCAGATGGATGGTTAAGGTAACAAGAAGTAAACTAATAAAAAAGCTGGATAGAATTTTCAGCGAGTACATAAGAAAAAGAGATGCTGATAAAAATGGATTTGCTAAATGTATTTCATGTAATAAAAAACTACATTGGAAAGAAATGGATGCAGGACATTTTAGGTCAAGAAAATATATGTCAACTCGCTATGATGAACAGAATGTATTTAGTCAATGTAGGTACTGTAACAGATATAACCAGGGAAGTATATATGAATACAGTAGAGCTTTAGGTGTAGAGTTATCAGAAAAACTTTACATTAAAAGCCAAGAAACAAAAAAACATAGTATCTTTGAGTTACAAGAACTTATAGATTTTTATAAAAAGAAAATCATTGTTGAATGAAGTTTGGTTTTTTAATTGTTTGATTGGAGGGTGTAAAAACCCTCCTTTTTTTTATTAACATTTTTTCCTATATTTGAATTATGGAAAATTTATATCAAAGATTAATAGAACTTGAGGGAGAAAACAAAGAACTCAAGCAAGAAAACAAACTTCTAAAACAACAACTTTATTATGGACAAGACTCAAATGTACATCATTAGACAATCTACGCTTAAAATGGCAGTAGACCTTGTAATAGCTGACAAGGTAGAAATTAAAGACTTAACAAAAGTAGCTACAAAATTAGAACAACATGTAACTCAGTAATTATGGAATTAAAATTAGAAGGTAAAATTCAAAAGATTGGTCAAGAAGAACAAATCAAAAACTTGACAAAAAGGAGTATGTTATTAACTACAAATGACAAATATCCTCAAACAGTACAATTAGACTTTATCAATGACAAAGTTAATCAACTAACAAATTTTAGTGATGGAGACCTTGTAAGTGTTTCTTTTAATGTTAGAGGAAACGAATACAAAGGAAAGTATTACACAAACCTACAAGGTTGGAAAATATCAGAAATGCTTGGAGAGGTTTCTAACTTACAGCAGAACCCATCTCGGCAACCTGTAGAGACAGGAGACTTACCATTTTAAGTAACAGGGGGATTATTCCCCCTTTTTTTTTATGATTGTTCAAGGAAAAGAAATACTTGATAAGATATTAGACTACAAGTATGGTAGGATTAAAAAAGGTCTCCCCATAGGTATTGAGGGAATAGACAACCACTATAGATACTTACAGAATAATTTTGTTCTTACTATAGGTCATGCAAACACAGGCAAGACTACTTTTATTATATATCTCTTTGTAGTTTGGGCTATTAAACACAACCTTAGATTTTTATTGTTTTCTTCTGAGAATACTCCAGAAAGTATTATGAGAAAGATAATAGAATTTAAAATGGGTCAGACAGTAGACCAAGCCTCAGAGATGAAAATAGGTAATGCAATATCTTGGGCAGAAAACCATTTTAAACTAATAGACAACTCAAGACTTTATAATTACAAAGACTTACTTAATGAAGCAAAAGCAATTAAAGATGCTTGGGATTATAATTGTATATTAATAGACCCTTACAACTCTCTTAAAAAAGAGCATACACTTGTAAAAGCAGTTGGAACTCATGAGTATGACTATGAGGTAGCTTCGGAGTTTAGGATGTTTGCTAAAAAGCAAAAGGTATCTGTATATCTAAATGTTCATGCAAACACTCAATCTATAAGACAGGTCCATCCAAAAGGTCATGAGTATGAAGGTTTAGCAACTCCACTTAATGGAGCAAACATTGAAGGAGGTTCCAAGTGGGTCTCAAGGTCTGATGACATACTTTCAATACATAGGTATATTGCTCATCCTCAAGAGTGGATGTTTACTCAGCTCCATGTCTTAAAAGTAAAGGAGATAGAACTAAATGGTAGACCTACAAGCCATGACAAACCCTTAAAGTTTAGAATGGCTATTGACAATGTAGGCTTTCTATATGAAGGCTTAGATATATTAAACGATAAACAACCCAAACAAATAAAGATATGATAATAGTAGGAGGAATACTTTTAATACTTTGTATAGTATTCTACATGATAGCTATGTATAAAAATGCTACTGTAGGCTTTGCTCCTATACTTGGTTTAATGGCAGGTGCTTTATTATCTTATACTGATTATGACAATGAAAGAGAATATACATTACAATGTTGTTTTTTTATAATTAGTATGACAGTACAATGGGAAGAAAAAAATGGTTAGCTGAGGTAGCGAAACATCATGATGAGTGGGTTACTATAGTTAAATCATTTGGAGAAAATAGTTACCATGAGGATATAGTTCAGCAGAGCTATTTGGCACTATATAAATATTCCAATAAAGAAAAGGTTTTAAATAATGGTAAAGTTAATAAAGCTTATATATGGATTGTTCTTAGGAGTATGTTCCTACAGTTTGTCAACGCTAAAAACAAAGTACACAAAATTAGTATTGATGACCAGCAAGTGTTCCTCCAAATACCAAACATTGATGAGATGGATGCGGAAATAAATTATCATAATTTTACACAAAAGATAGACAAACATATAGAAGGGTGGAGATGGTATGATAGACAGTTATTTAAAATATATAGAGACACTCCAATGAGTATTAGAAAGATTGCAGACAAAACTAAAATAAGTTGGGTCAGTATTTTTCACACCTTAAAAAAATGTAAAGCAGAACTAAAAGAAATATTTAAAGATGAGTACAAAGAATACAAAAGAAGAAATACCGACTGATAGAAGAACAAAAGCCTACAAGACTTGGAAAGCTAATCATAAGAAACAAAGTGAGGGTCTTGGAGATACTGTAGAGAAAATTACAAAAGCTACAGGTATAAAAAAGGTAGTAGAGAAGTTTACACCAGAGGGAAAAGATTGTGGATGCACTGATAGAAAAAAATCTTTAAATAAGATATTTCCATATCAAAAACCTGAATGTCTGACAGAAGATGAATTTAATTATCTTTATGACTATTTCGATAGACAAATAAATGCAATAACTCCTGATGTACAAAGAAGAATGGTAGAAATAAACAACAGAATATTTGGAGAAAAGGTACAGATTACAGCTTGTGGTTCATGCTTTCTAAATAATGTACATAAGAAACTTGAAAAAGTATTAAACGAATATTTATGAAAAAGGAATTAGTAAAAGAACTTAAACATCATGCAGAAACTATTAGAGATAGATACTCTAAAAAAGAAAGAGAAGGCAATATAAATAATGAAACTTTTTTTATTAAAGAAGTAATTCCTACAAGCGACCATTCCGCTACAGTTATATATGAAAAAGATACAGGTAAACAAGTAGCTTTTTTCTTCTATTATATTCTTAGAGGTATGTCAAAAGGATGGAAGTATTTTGTTCCAACTAATACTCATATATTAGGATTCAGAGCTTTTGAATTTTACTACACACAAGTAGAGAAAGATAACTTTGATAAAAATTTTTATGACTAAAGAAACTGAAATGAGAAAAAAGTTTGAAGCTATTGAGGATTTAAAACTTCAATCTAATTTATTATTTCTTCAAGAACAGATTTTAGAGTGGTCCAAACAGAAACCAAAAAATGAAACACTCAATAAATTCAGAGATGCTATTATTGAGATAACATTCATTACTAACAAGTTTGGACTTGAGAGATTAAGTTTTGCAGATACAGTAGATGACTACAGAAGTCAAAAACTTAGAGCAATAGAAAGAGCAAGAAAGGCAGAAAAAAGAATTGATGAACTTCTGCAAGAGATTCAAAAACTTAAAACAAAAAATGAATTGGGTATCAAATAACACGTTAGGAATAAAAATAATATATATATATAAAAACAATTTTTTAGATGATTACTTTACTAAATAACCAACCTTACAGAACAGAAGAAATACTTGGCTACATGATGGATGATGAGTTTTACTATGGAGTCTTAGCAACAAATGCTCTTGGTAGCTCATTCCTTAGAAATTTATTAGATAGTCCAAACACTCTATTAGAGTACATGAAGAAGCCTAAGAAAGAAACAGATGCTCTTAGAATAGGTAGACTTACTCATGAATGTTTTTTAGAACCTGATAAATTCTATAAAAAGATATATGTAGAGGCAGATAGAACAAATGCTAAAGTATATAAAGATGCAGTTGCAGAGCATGGAGCTGATAGAGTATTTAAGCAAAAAGATAAAGACTATGTAGAATGGCTTATAAGAAAACTTGCAAACAATGAAACAATTCAGTCAATTATGAAAGATGCAGATGTAGAGGTTCCTATGATTAGAATGTTTGATAAGTTTGCAATTAGAGGTAAGGCAGATATTCTTACAAAAGATTGTATCTATGATTTAAAAACTACTATTGCTCCAGTTGAGAGTTTTGCTAAATGGGAGGTAGACAAAAAGAACTATGACCTACAGGCTTTTATATATTGTAGGTTGTTTAAAAAAGATAAGTTTAAATTTATTACCTTGAACAAAAACAACAGAGATGTAGGAATGGTTAATGTTCCTCCTGAGGTTTTATCCAGGGGAGAGACTAAGTTTAATCTTGCTCTAAAGGCTTACAAAGAGATGTTTTATAAAAAAACACTTGAAGAAACAGAATACATATTAGACCAATATATACTTGAGGTAGATGCTAAATGAACCGCAAAGCAAAAGAGTATTATTTAATAGCTCTTATAGACATACAAAATGGAAACCCAAAACAAAGAATGATAGAGGTGCTTCAATACTATTCTGACTTAGAAGAATATGAAGCCTGTCAAGGAATTAAAAAAGCAATAGATGAAACATGGAACTAATAGAAATTAAAAAACTTGTTGAAAAACATACAAAAAGAAAACTTAACGTAAAAAGCAGAGAGAGGGATAATGTATACTGTAGAGTTCTATATTGTAAACTTGCAAAGTTACATACTAAAAAAAGCATAGATAAAATAGGAAAAGCAATAAGCAGAGACCATGCAACTGTATTGCATAATATTAAAATATTTGATGAGGTAATAGTAAATTATGAGCTTGAGTATTTAAAGATATTTAACAGACTTGATAAACTACTCTCAGTCAAGACAGGAAAGGTAGAAAAAATACTTAACCCTGACCTTTACTACAGAAAGAAATATACAAGGTTACTCTTGAACCATAGAACTCTTTTCCATCATTATAGAGAATTAAAGAAAAGCTATGAGAGTTTTCTCCATGTAAAGTACCATGACAAAGAAGTATAAAAATGAAAATATTAAATCTATATTCCTGTTTAGGTGGTAATAGGTATAAGTGGAATGAGGTTGTTGATGTCAAGGTTACAGCTGTAGAATGGGATGAAGAACTTGCAAGATTATATCAAGAGAGATTTCCAAAAGACAAAGTTGTTATTGCTGATGCACATCAATATCTTTTAGACCACTATAAAGAGTTTGATTTTATATGGACTTCCCCTCCTTGTCCAACTCATAGCAAAGTTCGTGTTACTCAAAAGAATCAAGACTTTTATATTCCAAAATATCCTGATATGAAATTATATGAAGAAATAATTTTTTTAAAAGAACATTTTAAAGGTAAATATGTAGTTGAGAATGTTGTGCCTTATTATGAAGTATTAATAAAAGCACAAAAGAGAGGTAGGCATTTATATTGGACAAATTTTAATTTACCAAATAATGTAGATAGACAAGAAGGCAAAGGAATTATGTGCGGTCAAACAAATGATGAATTTTATAAATTATGTGATTTTCATGGTATAGATAAAGATTTTTTAAAAAGGTATAAAGGCAAACAATCTAAAATAAAAATAATAAGAAATTTGGTTGATTATGAAGTTGGTAAAACTATATTAGAAACAGCAGTAGGAATAATAAAAAAACAAAATGAAAAACAATTAGATTTATTTTAACAAAGAAGTATAAATAATAATTAAACTAATGAACGCACTACAATTAAGAGATAATGCTAAACAACAATTAGCAGAAATAAAAACAATAGAAACAGGAGTTGAATATCTAAACAAAGTAAAAGCTATAGAAACGTGGGCAAAAGCAGAAAAGAAAGATGCTGAATTACAAAACATAATAGCAGAACAAAAGTTAAGAACACAAAGAATATTAGGTGGGTTGATACCAGAATATATTAGTAGAGGTAATCAAAAAGGTAGTAATGGTAGGGAAATTGTAAAATCACAAGAGATGACTTTACAAAATTTTGGCATTACCCGTAATCAAAGTTCTGCATTTCAAAAAATATCTAATTTACCACAAGAAATATTTGAAGAAGAAATAGCAATAGCAAAAGTAGAAACAAATAAAAGAATAGAACTTACTACAAGTAGAATGCTCAAAGCAGTTAAAGATTACGAAAAAGAAGAAACAATAAAAAACAAACAAAAAAAAGGTTCAAAAATTAATATTACTAATGATTTAATAGATTACAGATTAGGAGATTTTGTAGAGCAATTAAAAAATATACCTAATGGTTCAATAGACTGTATAATAACAGACCCTCCTTATCCGTTAGAACACATAGAATGTTGGACAAATTTAGCAAAGGAAGCTAAAAGATTATTAAAGCCTAATGGTTTTTGTATTGCTTATTCAGGACAACAAAACTTAATTGAAGTATATAATAGAATGAATAAATATTTAGACTATTATTGGACATTTTCTTTAAATCATAGTGGAAATTCACAATTTATAAGATACAAAAATATTTTATGTGGGTGGAAACCTATATTAGTTTTTCAAAATGGTTTTAAAAAAATTGACATAGTAAGTAAAGATGTTATTACAGGGAGTGGAATGGAAAAAGAATATCACGAATGGCAACAATCTGAAAAAGAACTTATATATATAATCGAAAAATTTACTAAAATAGGGGATACTATATTAGAACCTTTTGCTGGTAGTGGTACAACAATAGTTGCAGCAGCTAAATTAAAAAGGAAAGTTATTGCCTGTGAAATAGATGAAAAATCTTACAATATCTCTAAAGTAAAAATTAAAAATTTGTTATGATTTTAAAACCAAATTATTCTTTTAATTCCACAAAATTTAGTAAGTGGGTTTTTGATAACTGTTACCATATTAAACCAGAAAATTTTAATTTTGGTTTTACTGATGGAGATTTCATGTCTTTTAAATCTGAAAAAAAAACTTTAAGATTTATAGAACATAAATATCATGATGAAAAATGGTCATCTCATAATCAAAAAAGATTATTTACATATCATTTACCTAATATGAGTAAAATAATAAATAAACATTCTCAATTTAAACAAGAAATATATATTGTTATAACTAAAGAAAATCCCTTTGAAGGGATGTTAATTTATGACTGTATAAATAAAAAAACTAAATATTTTTTACACAATAACGTAATAAAATTTATGAAATTTGAGGTAGGTTTTGATGAAGGAGAAAATTTTAAAACACCTCATTGGATAGATAATAATAGATTTTAATCTTTAACAAACAAATAATTTTTTTATTATATATTTGATTAATCAAGTTTTTTCAAGATGAAACATGGTGGTAAAAGACAAGGAGCAGGTAGAAAATCTAAATCAGATGAGGTCTCTCTTATAGAGAAACTTACTCCATTAGAACCCTATGCTTTAGAAGCTCTGGCAAAGGGAGTCAAGGAAGGAGACTTTAAGTTTGTGCAGCTCTACCTAAATTACTATGCAGGTAAACCTGTAGAGAATAAGAACATACAACTTACAGAAGATATTCCAATATTTGTTGATTGATGCTGCCAAAGAAAACTACAGCAGTAAATAAACTCAGAGAGTTAAAACAAAGAATAAAAATTATCAGAGGGGGGACCTCTGCTGGAAAAACTATAGGTATACTTCTTATTCTTATAAATGATGCCATAAAGAACAAAGGAAAAGAAATAAGTGTAGTAGCTTCTACTATACCAAGTTTAAGGAGAGGCTCTCTAAAAGACTTTCTCAGTATCATGCAGGGTCTTGGTAGGTTTGATGAGAGTAAGTTCAATAGAAGCCTTCTAAAGTACACCTTTAGCAATGGTAGCTATATAGAGTTCTTCTCAACAGATATGCCTGAGAAACTCAAAGGAGCAAGAAGGACAGACCTATTTATGAATGAGTGTAACAACTGTAGCTTTAGCAGCTATCAAGAATTGGCTGTAAGAACTTCTGGAGATATATGGCTTGACTATAATCCTGTTAATAGGTTTTGGGTAGACAAGGAACTGATAGGTCAGCCTGATACAGATTATATTACTCTTACCTACAGAGATAATGAAAACTTATCTGATGCAATAGTCAAGGAGCTGGAGAAAGCAAGAGTAAAAGCAAAGACCTCAACTTTTTGGAAAAACTATTGTAGGGTGTATTTGGATGGTCTAACAGGAAGTCTTGAGGGAGCTTGTATATCTGATTGGAAAGAAATAGATAATATACCTGTAGAGGCAAAGCTACTTAGCTATGGCATGGATTTTGGATATAGTGTAGACCCAACAACCTTAATTGCACTATATAAGTATAATGATGCTTACATATTTGATGAGGTCCTGTATAAGACAGGAATGTTAAATAGAGATATAAGCAGGTATCTAAACCAACACAATATCAAAGAAAACATAATAGCAGACTCAGCAGAACCAAAGAGTATATCTGAACTTTCTCAGTATGGTCATAATATCTTTCCTTGTACTAAAGGTAGAGACTCTGTTATCTATGGTATCAATCTTATAAATCAGAATGAAATATATATAACTCAAAGAAGTAAGAACCTCAAAAGAGAGCTACAAGGCTATGTGTGGTCGAAAGATAAAGAAGGTAACACCCTGCAAAAGCCTGAGGGAGAGCATCCTGACTGTATAGATGCAGCCAGATATGTATTTACAGATGTATTAGAAAACCCACACAAAGGTCAGTATTTTATTTATTGATTTGGTTGTTAATAAAATGTTTATTACATTTATATCATAAACAATTTAATAATTATGAAAACAACAATAGAAGAATTAATTACAGGTTACTTTAGGGTCCATTGGAAAGATGGACAATTTAGAGGAGGTTATAGAGACTTCCCTACTGTAGAAGAAGCAGAGGAGTATAAAACATTAGTAGATACTCAAGACTTGATAAGTTTAAATCAAGGGATAACAAATAATTTAATGAAACATTTTGATATATGAAAATTAAAACAATAACAGAAAAACAAAACAAAAAGAACCTGAGAAAAGTATTTCTTGGGTTTTGCTTTTTAATGCTTTATACTTATCTTGGTATAATAGGTTTAACTACTGTAATAAGATGGCTCGTAGAGTAGAGATTCCATTATGGAAGAAAAAAGTTAGATGTTGGGATAACTTTATAAGAGTTTATCCTGTAGCACTTTCCAAAGGTCCAAGACCTGAGGTTAGACTCGAAATTGAAATAAGAGGTCAGTTTAAAGAGGGAACTATAATTTATAAACAAACAAAAAAAGGAAAGTATGAAATAGCAAAAAAGATAGATGAGGTCTATGAGTGGCTGTATGAAAATTACAGTCATAAATTTAGACAGAGATATGGAGCTCACTATAAGAGAAAACATTTTTCATTTGATTAGTAAAGACCCTCAAGAGATTGGGGGTTTTTGTTTTATACAAATTCTTAGTAATTTTATTATATAAGTATGAAGATTAAAATTCCTGTTCCTGAAAGTCTCTCAGAGATGACTTTAGAACAATACCAAAAGTTTGAAAAGATAAACACAGAGGAGAATCAAGGTTCTAACTTTCTTCTTCAAAAGATGGTAGAGATATTCTGCAACCTTCCTCTAAAAGATATAGCTACTGTAAAGTTTACCTATGTCCAAAAGATTATAAAAGAACTCAACAAAAGTTTTAAATCTAAGACTCCACTAATAAACACCTTTGTAATGGATGGGGTAGAGTATGGATTTATTCCTAAGCTGGATGATATGACCTTAGGGGAATACATAGACATAGATAATAATATAAAAGATTGGCAGAATATGCATAAAGCCATGACAGTTCTGTACAGACCAACGAAGTTAAAAAGAGGAGATAGATACCAAATAGAAGAATATACAGCAGAGGAAAACCCTGAGCTAATGAAGCAGATGCCTTTAGATGTAGCGATGGGGTCGCTGGTTTTTTTTTATCTTTTACAAGAGGAGTTGTTACAAACTACCCTGAACTATTTGAGCAAAGAGATGGAGGAGAACTTGACTTTGGAGCAAAGGCAAACTTTGGAAAAAAATGGGGTTGGTATCAGTCAATCTATGGATTGGCTCAGGGAGATGTTACCAAGTATGACATGGTTACCAGATTAAACTTTCATCAGTGCCTTATGTATTTATCCTTTGAAAAAGAAAAGACAGAAATAGAATTAAAAAGAATTAAGAAATGAAAGCCTTCTATGATGTAACAAACCAAATTAAGACAGCTCTTGCAGCAGAGCCTTTTGTCAAGACTGTTACCTTTGGAGAGCTTTCAGATGTAGACTTAGGTAAGCAGACTATCTTCCCTTTAGCTCACTTGATAATTAACAATGCTACAGTAGGAGAAAAGATAATTACTTTCAATGCTTCTATTGTATGTATGGATATAGTAGATATAAGTAAGGATGAGGTTACTGATATATTTGTAGGTAATGACAATGAGCAGGACATACTTAATACTCAACTTGCAGTGCTTACAAGAGTTCTAAACCAATTCCAAAGGGGAGACTTATATGTAAACAAATTTCAGATAAGTGAAGATGTAAGCTGTGAGCCTTTTGTAGATAGGTTTGAAAATAAACTTGCAGGGTGGACAGCTACCTTTAATATATTATTACAAAACGAAATGACAGTCTGTAGCTAATGGAATATAAAGAAGTCAAAAGGATATTAAAGCAGTTTGCTGAGAGTGTTAAAAAACAAGCTATAGGAAACCTAAGAAGAAACAAGAACAATAGGTTCATGACAGGTTCTTCAAGTGGTAACTTAGAGGGTAGTTTAGATTATAAATTAAACGAATATCCAAACAGCTTAAACTTAGAGTTCTCAATGCTTGAATATGGTTCATATCAAGATGAGGGTGTAAGAGGAAGCAAAAGCTCATACCGTCAAAGTAGAAATAGTAGGTTCTCTTATTCAGGAGGTAAAAAAACAATAGCTTATAAATCATTAGATAAGTGGATGGTCAAAAAGAATTTAGATGGGGTAAGAGATGCTCAGGGAAGGTTTATATCAAGAAAGAGTCTTAGATATTTAATAGCAAGAAGCATATATCAAAAAGGACTTAGAGCAAGTAGTTTCTTTACAAGACCTCTTATGGATAATTATCTCAAACTACCTGAGGAGTTTATAGATGCCTTTCAGTTAGATTTTGATGAGTTTGTTGACCAAATTAATTTAACACAGTAGAAATGAGTAAGTTAAACGCAAGGAGTCCTTTTTATATAAACTACAGTACACCTACAGCACCAACTGTAGCTTATGATTGTACAGTAGCAAATCTTACAGGCTTTGCTGTAGACCAAGAAGGTGTAATCACAGAACCAAATGTAGAGAGAGGAGTATTTAAAAGTTTTACAAGTTCTGCTGGAGATTTTGCAAATGATAAATTTGCTACAGTAAGTACAGCTACTTCAAGAACTATTACAGTTACTATACAAATACCTACAGGATACTCAAACAGCTCAGATGGTACATTTACTTGTACAGCTACAGCAACACAAATAGCTAAAGTAACCTCAGGCTCTACTCCCTCTTGTACAGGTGGTCCAACGACAAACGGAAGCATATCGACTCAGACAATAGCATCAGGAGGAAACACAGTAACTATAGACCTTACTGCTAAGTTTAATAGTGCAACTAAATACTCAGTTTTTAATTATCATCCTGCTTTATTTAATGCAGTTGTAAGTGGTACAAATCTTATTTTAACCTCAGGTAATTCAGGAGGTTCTGGTAATGCTTATGTAAGAGCAAATGATAACGGAGTCAATACTTGTTCTGTACAGCAAAGAGTACCTGTTACTATAACAGTATCTTCTGCTTTAGATTGTACAACAGCAGACCTAACAGGAGGCACTGCAACAGCAGCAGGAGCAGTTACAGAGCCAACACTAATTGGAGGAACTATTGCTTCTTTCTCTTTAGACTCAAGTGGTTCTCCTACAATAACAAGTCTATCAGCTAACTCAGGTTCAGCATCTCAAAGTGTTACAGTATATTTTAATATAACAGTAGGCTCTGAGTATACAAACTCAGGAGCAACTATTGTCTGTCCGAAAGCAATATTACAAGCAGGTACAGCCTTACCTACATTTACTTGCGATATAGCAGGAATATCAGGTCAAGGTATATCAAGAGGAGGAGATGTAATTGTAGGAACAGCAGCTAAAGGTAATGTTACAGGATTTACGATTGTTGGAAGTACACTAAAAGCATTTGGAGAGGTAACCTCAGCAGTTACAAGAAATGTATCTTTTGAAGTTACTCCTCCTGCTGGAGAGTATTCAAGTGATTCTGCAATTATCTGTCCTAATTCAAGTGGACTTTCTTTATTACAAGAACCAGCGACTACAACTTGTGGTACTATTATTTATTATGGAAGTGACAGAGGTGAAGTTGATGAAACAGATTTCTGTCAAAGTGGACAGGCTTATGCAAGAGAGTTCAAAGTTTTGTCTACAGCAACAAATATAAGACAAGCTAAAGGTCATAGTGTTTGCTATGCAGACCAAAGCACAAATGCAGCTCAAGGGGTATTTCAAGGAGGTGATTTATATTATGTAGTAGATACTTTTTTAAATCTTACAGACATAACACAAAGAGCTTTATCATCTACTCAATTTAATCCTTTTTTATTATGGAGAGTGAACAATGGAATTATTCAAGAAGTTTGGGAGTGGAATTGTAGTTCAGGAGGAGATGGAAGTGGAAATCAAATACAATAACAATGGCAGCAACTCTTAAATCAGTTACATTACAAATATATATTTATACAGGAACTTCTGGTAGTTACTCTGATAGTGATTTAAAATTTACTCTACAAAAAGAACTTATTACAGGACATTCAAAAATAATATTTGAGATAGCAGAAATGGTAAGAGACTACATTAGTGTAAGTTTCAATAATGACTACGTTTCAAATACAGTTTGGGTAACTACTATAGCAAACCTATTTGATGAGACAGGAACTATATTTAGCTTTGGAAATCCTGTAACTAACACCTACTTAGCTTTTGATGCTTATGGATATTTTGAAGATGAGATAAACCCACAAGGTAATATCTATGACCTTATTACTTCTTCTAATATTATACTTCCAAAAGATACTGCTGGTAAGTTACCTGTATATGCAGCGAGTACAGGAAGTGTAGTTATAGATAGTAGTTCTACTTCTATTACAGACAATGGAAACACTAATCAAAAGATTCAATATATAACTATACCTGCTAACAGTTCTACTATACTCGTTAAAGACAGTGGAGGTACAACCAAAAAAACTATTACAGTATCTACAGAATGTCCTGATAAGTTCACACCTTACAAGGTTACATTTGTGAACAAGCATGGAGCTTTCCAAGATTTATACTTTTTTAAGAAATCAGTAGAGAGTTTTAATGTTACAGGAGATGAAAGTTTTAAAAGAAATACTGTAAGTACAAGCACTGTTACTTATAACACCTATGAAGGACAAAAAGAAAGATTCAATGTAAATGCTCAAAGCAGCATACAACTGAACACAGGCTATATTCCAGAAGATTTAAAAGAAGCAGTTGAGGAGCTGTTTATATCTGAGAATGTATTTATAAGATATGAAAGTAAGACCCTTCCAATTATTCCTAAGACAAAATCATTTACTCATAAAACAAGTCTCAATGACAAACTAATAAATTACACAGTAGACTTTGACTTTGCCTTCAACAAGATAAACAATGTCAGATAATGAAAGTATCCTTACAGCTTTTTGTAGATGGTCAGCAAGTAGAATTGTTTGAAGATGAAAGTATTACACTCACTCAAAGTATACAAGATGTTAGAGATATTGCAAAGATATTTACTGAGTTTACAAGACAGTTTAGTGTACCTGCCTCCAAAAACAACAATAGAGTTTTCCAGCATTTCTACAACCAAGATATTGTTGATGGTTTAGATGCAAGACAAAAAATAGATGCAGTCCTTTATTTAAATTATCAATTATTTAAGATTGGTAAGATAAAGCTTAAAGGAGCAACTCTTAAAAACAATAAACCTCACACTTATAGAATTGTATTTTTTGGTAATACAGTCAACCTTAAGGACCTTGTAGCTAAAACAAATATAGGTTCATTAAACCTACTTAGAGATTTTACCTTTCAGTACAACAGCACAAATATAAAAAGTGCTTTAAACACTCCTGTAGACATTACAGTAGATGGAGAGGTTTTCAAAGATGCAATAGTATTTCCTGTAATAACACACACACAAAGATTAATTTATAACTCTGCAAGTACAGCAGCAAATACAACCTCACTTGCTAATGTATACTACTCAGGTAATACTCATGGTCTGGAACTTGGTCAATTAAAACCAGCTTTAAATGTATACGCTATAATCAGAGCAATAGAAATACAATACTTTAAACCAAAAGGCTACAGTTTTTCTACAGACTTTTTCTATGACCTAAACCCAAATCTTTCAGGGTTATATATGTGGCTTCATAATAAAGCAGGAGAGCTATTCCAAGACCAAAACAAAATTGAGTCTTTTACAAATTACACTCATATAAGAGGACTTACAACAGTTGTGAATGTAGACCCTAATAGCTTTGAGTCCCCTTCAAGAAATGCAGGTAGATTAGAAAAAAAGAGAGACAGAAGAATGTCGTTTGAAGTAACTCCATCAGGAAGTCAAACCTATACAGTTTATTTATACAAAGATGGAGAGATATTTAAGACTTATGAGAATTTATCAGGAACACAAACAGACATAGAGTCAGCGTTAATCTTACCAAAAGGGATTTATTCTTTTGCAATTTCTTCAAGTGGTTCAGGAACTTTTACTTTAAAAGCAAGAGTAGCTTTCCAAAGAAAAATAGTAGGTCTTGGTACTACAACAGCATCAAGGAACTTTAGTTGTACAGCTACAGTAGGTACAGATGTTACTTTAGACTTTGAAAGATACATTCCTGAGATGCCTATAATGGACTTCCTCACAGCGATTTTCAAGATGTTCAATCTTACAGCATTTATACAAAACGATAAAACAATTAAAATAACAACTCTTGATGACTTCTATGCCTCGAGTGCAAACTCTTATGACATTACATTAGACCTTGACAAAAAGTCAAGTATGGTAGATACAGTAATGCCTTACAGACAGATTAGTTTTGATTATCAAGGCAGAGAAAGTTTCTTTTCTATAAACCATGAGAGACAATTCTATAAAAATTGGGGGTCTGTCGACTATGATGCAACTCAACATCCAAGTCCTCCTGACAATGTTTTAGATGGTACTGTATATAAAATAGAAATACCTTTTGAACATCATAAGTTTGAGAAGTTGTTAAATGTAAACGGAGGAGCTGAAACAAATATTCAATGGGGATGGAGTGTTGATGACAGTCAGGCTCCATATTTAGGGAAACCTTTACTGTTTTATCCTGTACTCTCCTCAGGTACTGCTCTAAGTGTTGTAGATTTAGAGGGAAGCGTATCTTCTATGTCAAGTTATTTTATACCAAGCAACTCTATAAACCTTACAAAAGAAAAGACTGTAGATGGTAAGACTGTAGACTCCTCTGATAACATACACTTTAACGGAGAGGTCAATGAGTTTGCTTTAGTACCATTTGAAAAAACACTATTTGACAAATACTACAAGACATATATTGAGGAAGTTTTTGATTTAAACAGAAGGCTTACAAAAGTTACAGCTCATTTAAGCTATGGTACACTTTTAAACTTATCTCTTGCAGATATAATTATAATATTCAACAGAAAATATAAAATAAACAAAATCACTACAAACTTTGAGACTCTTGTAAGTAATTTAGAACTTATAAACACTCACAAAGAGACTACAGGTATTATACCATCAAGGTTCTTAAAGAATGAAGCAGAGATACAACCATCAGGAAGGGTAGCCTGTGAGCTTACAGCAGATACAACAAACATCAGAGCAGACATAGGTTCAATTACAGCAGACCAACAATGTAACATAGATGGTTTAAACATTATAAGTGCTGGAGAAGCTATACCTCAAACAGAGCAACCTAAGAATACCCCTGTACAACAAATACAAGGAGAGTCTCTTGCAGTTACTTCTCCTACATTAATATATCAAACACCTACATCTGCTACATCTTCTGTAGTTTATATGAAATTTAAAGTAAACACCTTAGGTGCTATAGGTAATTTATCACAAATTGCAGAGTATGGTTTCTTTTATTCTACTAATGCAAGGAATGATGTAGAACAATTTACAGGAGCTACTGCAATAGAAAGCCTTAAAGGAGCTTCTAATGTTAATTATATTCCATTCACACCATCACAGGCAGATAAATTTACAGCAGGTAAAGAAGTACAGCACTCTGTTACAGGTCTTTCAAATAGTTATGTTTATTACAGGTTCTATGGTAGAACAAATACAGACAGCTCTTATGATACAGGAGACTTTTTAAGTCCTACATTTGTAGAACACACAGCTCAGTCATTTAGTTTGACTGCTACATCTGATACAAGAGAGTATACTAAAGACTCTACCTCAGACAATGTAGATATTAGAATAACTCATGCAGATGGAACAGTAGTAGACTTACAAAACATTACAGGACATGCAACAAGCTTCTACTCTAAAACAGTACCTGTTGTAGTGTCAGGGAATACAGGCACTTTTACACAAATAAGAACCAATATTTATTTTAGTGGTTTCATAGGAGAGAGTAATATAACTTATGCAGGATTTTCTTCATTGAGAGTTTCAGTAGGCAGAAGAACAGGTTATAGTGCTACTTCAAGAGATACTGCTGAGAGTGATGCAAAACTAAACAAAAGCACTGCACCTGAATTGTTCTTTTCAAACAGGACAAGTAGTAGTCAGTTTATATTTCCATTTAGAGCAGAAGGATTTAGTGTGTATACTACAACAAATGTTTTAAATACTGCTGCTGCTTCTGGTATTACTTTAGCTTCTGATGGATTCTATGCTTATTTTGGATTTGCCTCAGATGGTAGTTACTCAAGAAGTACAGGTGTATCAGTAAGAGTAGTCAATGGTATAATTACAGAGAAACAATTATTTTATTAACAAATGATAGAAAATATTATTAATTTATTAGAGATAGCTAAAGAAGCTAAAAAAGGAGGAGAGTATACAGATATTGCTTTAGGTAAGTATAAATTTCCAAATAGTCTTGTAGAGGCTTACCAACAATTTAAGATAGAGTTATGGCAAAAGTAATAAATGCTGAGATAGACATTAAAACAGGAGCAGCGACAAAAGCTGTTGATGACTTAGCACAGGGTATTGAAAACTTTAACGCTGAGGTTGCAACTACAAACACTAAAGCAGCAAAAGGGTTTAAATCACTTAATACTGCTGTAGAGAAAACAAGCAGAGGTTTTAAAGGTCTTGGTAATGCTTTGAAAGCTGCTGGTATAGGTTTAGCTATTGCTGCTTTTGCAAAGCTATCTGAGGTATTTAGAGAAAATCAAAAAGTAACTAATTTTTTCAATACAACTTTTGAAGCACTTAGTTTAGCTTTCAATGATTTCTTTAATTTCTTAAATAGAAATGTAGGTACAGTTATAGACTACTTTAGAGGTTTGTTTGAGGACCCTGTTACTTCACTTAAAAACTTTGGTACTGCAATAGTAAATAATGTTGTAGAAAGAGTTAGGTCTGCTTTGGATGCTTTAGGATTTTTAGGAGATGCAGTTGTAAAAGTATTTCAAGGAGATTTTGCTGGAGCAGCAGAGTCAGCTAAAAATGCAGGTAAAGAACTTGTAGATGTAGTTACAGGAGTAGATGATTCATTTGAAAAAATAGCTGAGGCAGCACCTGCTGTAGTAAAAGGAATAACTGATTATGCTAAAAGTACAGTACAAGCTGCAAAAGATACAGTAGAGCTTAACAGAGCAGCAGAAATTGGTATAGCACAAAACAGAATCATCTTAGAACAAAAAGACAGAGAAGCAGAAAAGCTAAGACAGATAAGAGATGATGAAACAAAAACTATTGCAGAAAGAATAAAAGCAAATGAAGATTTAGCAAAAGTATTAGAAGAGCAAGAAAAATTAATGTTAGCAAATGCTCAAGCAGTTATAGATGCAGCACAGGCTCAGTTTGATAAAAATGCAAATGATGAAAACCAAATAGCTCTCTTAGATGCTAAAGCAGAGAAAGAAGGTATACTTGCACAAATAGAAGGATTTAGAAGTGAGCAATTAATAAACAGAATATCTCTTGAAAGAGAAGCAGCAGATTTAAGAGAAGAATCTTTAGAAAAAGAAATAGAACTTGAAAAAGAAGCAAGAAAAGCAAGAGAAGAAAAACTTTTAGGTATAGCAGCCTCTATAGGTATGCAAGAGAAAATGGAAAAGGTTTTATTTATAGCTCAACAAAAAAGAATTATACAAGAACAAATAGCACAAGCTAAAGCAACTCTTGCAAGAATAACGATGAAGTCCTCTGAAAGTGGAGTAGCAACTGCTCAAGGTGCTGCTGAAACAGCTAAAGTAGGATTTCCACAAAATGTACCTTTGCTTATTGCTTTTGCAGCTCAAGCAGCAGGAATATTGTCAGCAGTTAAATCAGCAGCAAGTGCTGCAAAAAGTGTTGTAAGTTCATCAACTCCCTCAGGTGGTGGAGGTGGTGGTGATATAGGAGGAGGTGGTGGTGGAACTCCTCCCCCTGCATTTAACATAGTTGGTGCTGCTCCAGAGAACCAATTAGCTGAAAGTATAGGAGCACAACAAGACAGACCAATAAAGGCTTTTGTAACAAGTACAGATGTATCTTCTCAACAAGCACTTGACAGGTCTATAGAAGATGAGTCAGCAATTTAAAACAAAAGCATAAAATTTATATTATATATACATGGATATTATAGAACTTTTTATAGATGAAACTGATGAGTCTCTCGGAATAGAGGCTATTTCAATAGTAGATAAACCAGCAATAGATGAGGACTTTGTTGCTCTTAGTAAACAAAAAATAGAATTTGCAGAAGTAGACAAAGAGAAAAAAATTCTTCTTGGTCCTGCTCTTATTCCCAACAAACCTATTTTTAGAAAGTCAAGAGATAAAGAATATTATATATACTTCTCAAAGTCTACAGTAAAAAAAGCAAGTGAGTTGTTTTTTATAAGAGGCAATCAAAACAATGCAACCTTAGAACACCAACTTAAACTAAAAGGTATGTCTGTAGTTGAGAGCTGGATAGTAGAAGGGGAGAATGACAAATCTAAAAACTATGGTTTAGATATGCCTGATGGTACATGGATGGTTGCTATGAAAGTTTTAGATGATGAGGTATGGGAAAACTTTGTCAAGACAAAAAAAGTAAAAGGATTTTCTATAGAAGGCTACTTTGCTGACAAGTTAGAGTCTCCACAAGACAGAGGTTTAAAAAGTGAACTTGCAGAGTATGAAGATGAGTTGTTAGTACAAGAACTCAAAGAACTTCTCTCTGCAAAAAGAGTTGCTCTTGTAAGCTATAATGATTATCCTGACTCTGCTGTAAACAATGCAAAAAAAGCCATTGAGTACAACAAGGAGGTAGGAAACAAATGTATGACTCAGGTAGGGAAAGTAAGAGCAAGACAAATAAGTAAAAAAGCAAAACTCTCAGAACAAGTTTTAGTAAGAGTCAGGTCATATCTTGAAAGAGCTGAGGTTTATTATGATGAGAAAGACAAGTCTGCTTGTGGCACTATAGCATACTTAGCTTGGGGAGGTCTATCCATGAAAAGATATGTAAACTCTAAACTTAAGTCATTAGGTTATGAAGATTTAGAACAGTTAGAAACTCAAGTTATAGATGATACATTTGCTATTATTAATGATAGATTAGCTTATAATACTCTTGAAAAAGCTCTTGAAATAGCAAAAGATATAGGTTGTAAACTTTTTCATACACATGATTTAGATGGTAAGACATGGTATATGCCCTGTGAAAAGCACAGCGTAGATATGAGATATAAATGTCCAAAAGGTTTTAAAAAAAATAAAAAGGGTAAATGTGTAAAGATGTCAGCAGAAGAACTTGCTGAGATAGGTCCAAGAGGTGGTATTAGAAAAAGTCCAAAAGCACCTAAGTCTGGAACACCAAACCCAAATCCAAAAGGTAAAGGTACAGCTAAAGGAGATGCCTCTACTTCAAGAGGTGCAAAGGTATCTCAAAAAGATTTAGCAGCCTTACAGAAAAAAGCAGATGACTTTAACAAAAGATACAAAAAGAAGTTAGGCTATGGTACTACAGTAGGACAACTCAAGGCAGTATTCCAAAGAGGACTTGGAGCTTTCAACACTTCAAGAAGTCCAAGAATTAAATCACCAACTGCTTGGGCACAAGCAAGAGTAAATGCTTACTTATATTTAGTAAGAAATGGCAGACCACAAAATCCTAAATATACAGGAGACTTTGATTTGTTACCTGCTAAACATCCTAAATCTAACAAGTGAGAAGATATAAAAAAACACCAAGTACAACAAGTCCTAAAGATGACAGGAGAGCTTGTCTCTGTCCAGATGGTACATACTCAAGAGAGTGTTGTGATGGTAGTCTCATAGCACAAGGTATTGGAAATGTAACAGGAACAGCAGTAACTTCTGAGGCTCTTACTATATCATCCATAACTATAGACCAAGCAGGAACTATTACACTTCCTACAGCTACTTTTCAAGGTACAAGTTTTGGTACTGTAGGGTCTGTTACTCCCCCATCATTTCAAGCTGTATCTACAGAAACAACAAGGACAGTTACAGCTAATGTAACAGTACCAGCAGGATATACAAATACAGGAAATGTAGTTACAAAAGAAGAAACAGCGACTCAACCTGCAAATACAACAGTAGCTCTTAGCTGTTCAGATATTACCTTTAGTGGATTTTCAATATCTCAAGCAGGAGTAATTACTTTACCAAGTATAGACATAGGTACTATTGCAAGTACAACTCCTAAGAGTTATGACCCTGTAACAACTGCAACTTCAAGAACTTTAAATGTCAATATAACAGTACCCTCTGGTTATACAAACTCTGGAGCTACATTAGCCTGTACTACAACAGCTACTCAACCAATAGCAACTCTGTCAAACCCTGTAACAACAAATCCTTTTAAATATGTCTTTACAGGTTTCCCTTCTGGTATTGTTACTTATAGATTTGCTTATAATACAGCAGGTGATTTTGTAGACTTAAAAGGTATAAGAGGAGAGTTAGGAAAGAGCTTAGGTGTAAATATTTCTGCATTTAGTAAACCTGAGATAGTAGATGGAAGTAATATAGGATTGATAATTACAGGAACAGAAGAACCTGCTTTAGTTAAAGTAGGAGCTGTTATGTTTAATCAAGGTTCTGCTTTGTATTTCTCAAGTACAGCATTTACATCTCAGCCTACAGGTTCTACAGATATAGCTATTTCATTATACACTAACAATACAGGTATCTCAGGAAGTGATTATGGTTTATTTGATTCTACAAATA